TAGAATTAATTATAGATTCATTACCGAATATTTTAGAGTATTATGATTCTTTGTATGAACCTAAAAAAGTTATAAAAAACTTATCTGTTTTAGTTAGTAATATTAATTATAAATGGTATTTAGGGAATAGATTCTTCTATCCTATTTTAAAAGATTACGCAAAAAATAATGGTTTAACACTTATAGATAAAAATAAAGGTTATACTTTTAATAAAGGTGATGAAGGTACATTAATTAGGTCTTTAATTAATTACATCAAAGATGTACCTGTATTACCTCAAAAAAATAGGAAAGGTTTTTTAGATTATTTAGGGTTAAAAGATAAATCTAGAGGACATTATTCTTCATTTTGGTCCGCAGCACTTCAATCGGGTATTATCCAAAAAGTAGGTAGTGGGAAAAACACTACATATCAGTTAGGACCTAATTACGAAAACTGGGAAAAAGGTAATATAGTTGCATTTTAGTCTATTTCTAATATTTATATTATATATTAATATGAATAATTATGGATAGAGCGGAACAATTAAAAATATTTGCCCGTAGTTTAGGTGATCCAATTTATGCAATAGAAACGTTTTTAAAGACTTTTGATTTAACACAAAAAGGTAATGTACCTTTTAAGTTATACTACAAACAAAAGGAAATTATTAATTCTTACGAAAAACACAATCGTAATATTGTAACTAAACCTAGACAGGCAGGTGTATCTACAACAACGGCAGCGTACATTGCAGTTAAATGTGCATTTGGTGACCCTGATAATCCACACAAAGTTCTAATACTTGCGAATAAACAAACATTAGCACAAGAATTCTTAAAAAAAGTTAAAGATTTTTTAGATCAAATACCTTATTGGGTATGGGGTTTAGATGAAAGTACTGATTATTTAGAAGTTAATTCTAAGGGACATTTAAAATTAAAAAACAATAAATGTGAGATAAGGGCTCTAGCAACATCAAAGGATGCATTGAGGGGTTTTACACCTACTTTTTTAGTTATGGATGAGGCGGCGTTTATAGATAATGGTGCTGAGGTATTTGGTGCTGCATTAGCATCTTTGGGTACTGGTGGTAAGGTTTCTCTTATATCTACACCCAACGGAATGGACCCTTTATATTATAAAACATATGATAACGCTAGAAAAAAGGATAATAATTTCAATATAGTTGAAATGAAATGGTTTCAAGATATAAGATATAATAGAGGTTTATATTGGAAAAAAGAAGATGAAGAAGATATAAAATGTGAAACCATTGGTAGAAAGAAATTAAGGTGGGAATATAATGATAAAATTTATGAGACAGATGAAAGTGTTATAAAGTATTATGAAGTAATGATTAACGATGGGTGGAAACCACTCTCCCCTTGGTATGAAGAGATGGCGGCAGATATGGGTGACCCCAAAAAAATTGCACAAGAGTTAGATGTATCCTTTATTGGTTCAGGTGGTAATGTTATTGATGATGAATTTATAACTTTTCATGAAAAGAATAATGTAAAAGAACCTGAGTTTATTGCGGAGGTTGAGAAATCAATGTGGATATGGAAAAAACCTGAAGAGGGACATAAATACATTATGGGTGTAGATGTAAGTAGAGGTGATGGAAAAGATAGTTCTACAATAGTTATATTAGATTTTGAAAATCTAGAACAAGTTGCGGAATTTAAATTTAAATTACCACCAGACATATTGGCAGAAATTGTATATAAGTATGGTAATTTATATAAAGCATATACTGTGGTTGATATAACGGGTGGTATGGGTGTTGCAACTGTATTGAAACTGTTAGAGATGGAATATAAACATTTACACTATGATGATCCTAAGAGTAGAAAATTAAGTGAAAAATACGCAAAAACTGTTTATAAACAAGGTGATAAAGTTCCGGGATTTAATGTTGGTAACACTAGATTACAGATGATTTCTGAATTGGAAGAACATATAAGAGAGAATAAAACTATTATACGTTCACAAAGGATGATATCAGAACTTAGAACATTTGTTTATAGAAATGGTAGACCTGACCATATGGATGGTTATCACGATGATATTATTATGGCATATGCGATGCCAATATTCATAGTACAAACATCATTTAAAAAATTAGAACAGGTTGAAAAACAAACAAAGGCGATGTTAGATAGTTGGGTAAACACATCTTCACAGAATGGTACAACTACTAGTAATAATAACCATAATAACCCATTTTATGTTAATACACCAACGTACCACCCTAAACAAAATACAGGTAATAATGATAATGGTGAATATAATTGGTTATTTGGTTTGTAATAACATTTAATTTTTTTTGATATTTATTATAATATACTTAAATAATTAATTAAAATGGCGAGAAAAACGATATTCCAACAATTAAATGATTTATTTGGACCTGAGGTTAAGAAACAACAAAATAAATCATCATATTCTTTAAATGATAAAGAACTATTAAAAACTAAATCTAAAGAAGAATATGAATACGAAAAACTACAAAGACAACAAGATAAGTATTTGTCTAATATGTGGACAAAGGTTGATAATGAAATTTATCAACATTCTGTATATTATGAAACAACAAGGTTAGCATCTTATGCAGACTTTGAAGGGATGGAATTTTTTCCTGAAATTGCGGCAGCATTAGATATTATGATGGAAGAGTCTACAACTCTAAACCCAAATAATAAAGTAATAAATATATTTTCTGAAAGTAAAAGAGTAAGAAGGATATTAGAAGACTTATTTTTTAATAGATTGGATATTCACACTACTCTACCTATGTGGACAAGAAACACTTGTAAATATGGTGATAATTTTGTATTCCTTAATATTGATAGTAGTGAAGGTGTTATGGGTGCAAAACAATTACCAAATATAGAAATTAGTAGAAAAGAAAATGAGGGTTTTGGTGAAAATTCATCAAATGCGGAAACGGATAAATATAATCCAGTCAAATTCGTTTGGGGACAAAGAGATATTGAATTTAATGCGTGGCAGGTTGCACATTTTAGATTGTTAGGTGATGATAGAAGATTACCATACGGCACATCTGTGTTGGAAAAGGCTAGACGTATATGGAAACAACTATTGTTGTCAGAAGATGCAATGTTAATATATAGGGTGACTAGGGCACCAGAAAGAAGAATCTTTAAGATTTATGTTGGTAACATTGACGAACAAGATGTCCCTTCTTATGTACAAAAGATTGCAAATAACTTTAAAAAGACACCTGTAATTGATCAGAACACAGGACAGATTGATACGAGATATAATCAAATGGCACAGGATCAAGATTATTTCATTCCTGTTAGAGATCCAAACGCACCTAGTCCTATAGATACTCTGGCGGGCGCAACTAACCTATCTGAGATTGCAGATATACAATATTTACAGAAAAAATTATTTACTGCGTTGAGAGTACCAAAACCATTTTTAGGTTTTGAAGAGGCGAATGGTGAAGGTAAAAATTTGGCATTACAAGATATTAGATTTTCTAGAACTATAAATAGAATACAACAAACAATGTTGCAGGAATTAAATAAAATTGCAATCATACATTTATATATTTTAGGTTTAGAGGATGAATTAGAAAACTTTACATTAACATTAAACAATCCATCTACACAAGCTGAAATGTTACAAATTGAACAAACACAACAAAAAGTAACATTATATAAAGATTCTGTATCTGATGCTGGTAATGGTTTTGGTGCAATGTCAATGACTAGAGCGAAAAAAGAAATTTTAGGTATGTCAGAAGAAGATATTAGGTTAGACTTAGAACAACAAAGATTAGAGAAAGCGGCAGCGGCAGAAATGGAACAAACCGCAGAAGTTATTAAGAAAACAGGTATATTCGATAGAGTTGATAAACTATATGGTGATTTTGACGCATTAATTAGTGGTGCAGGTGAGGCACAAACAGGTGAAGAAGGAGATACTGGTGAAGAAGGAGATACTGGTGGTGGATTTGACTTTGGTGGTGCAGATGTAGGTGGTGACGCAGGTGGTCCAGAACCTACTGAGGAATCTGTAAATAAAAAAGAAAACCTATTATTAGAACAGAATAAAAAATTATACGAAAATAAAGTAAAAAAATATCAAAATATCTATTTAAGAAGATTAACAGAGAGTTTAAATAAAAATAAAAATGTATATGATTTAGACAATGTTGAAGATA